GCTGCACTCGGAATGTGCCGAGTAACCACTTTATTGCCTTTGTAGTAGACTGTGTGGCCAGCCTGTGCTGAGTTCGTGGATATAATAACATCATAATCCACCTTACCCAGCCAACCAGCAACCAGCCCCTTACCCTCAGAGCCGAATTGACCACCAAGGATTACATCGAGATTTTTGTTCATTGAAAGCTCCTCAGCTGCACTCGGAATGTGCCGAGTAACCACTTTATTGCCTTTGTAGTAGACTGTGTGGCCAGCCTGTGCTGAGTTCGTGGATATAATAACATCATAATCCACCTTACCCAGCCAACCAGCAACCAGCCCCTTACCCTCAGAGCCGAATTGACCACCAAGGATTACATCGAGATTTTTGTTCATTGAAAGCTCCTCAGCCACCCTCAATGAGATGGCTGTTTGTCCTATCGGATAGGAACCGCGCTATAACCCCTTCTGCATAAACCGACCATGCACTCGATTTTCCATACTGTAGCATCGCTTCGTCCCTGAAGGGTATTCTGTTAGCAAGGGCAGACTTTGCTATTTTCAACATCACTGGGTCAAGGGCGGGTGTTGCCTTCTTGCCCTCATCCTCTACCAGAGTTATTAAAAAATCAAAAAACACCTGCTTGGATAAAGTAACCTTGTTTTCTTTGTTTCCTATGTTTAATAGTTCAACAAAGAAACTTTTATCTCTCTCCTGTTGACCCTGTAGGGTCGTAGTGTCATGGTGCGCACTCGCGCGCTCTAAGGAGAGCCGAGAGTGCGTGGTGCGTTCGTGTGATTTCAACGAGTCGTTCCCGCAGTGTCTGCAGACCTTGCCTATGTATGGTCGGTCATATGGCCACTCCGAAGAGCACATACCACACACGAGCACCAATTTTAACTTAGACTCTGCTCGATAGTAGTCGAGCATTGCACCAGAGCCGCGACGCACACAAAACATAACTGGGTCGCCGACATCGAGTTTGGCTCTGTACACTGCATTCCAAGCAGCTATCAAATATGCGGCGTACATTTCGTCCGGGTCGTATAGATAGTTCACTGACCGGTGTGGCCGATACAAACGGCGGAAAATGTCAACCAACTCTCGCTCTGCTGCTTGGTCTCCGGCTTTTACTCTCTTTACCAGAGATCTTCTGTACTCTATTTGTGTCATATTATATCACCCCGCGACGCTGACGAGTCAACAATCTTGCCTTAAGGGCTATGTGGAACCCTTTGTATGCAGAGTCGCACAAATCTTGTCTCTCTTCGACAAAATCATCTCGCCCAGACATACAACCACGACGGAACAAGGCAGAATATATCACCCCCTCGATGTGAATGCTGAGTCTACCAAGCGGATTGCTATTAAGTCTACCTTGTACAAAACCCAGTATTTTTGCAAGTTTGTTATTGGGTCGTTTATCTATCATATATTTTGCATAGTCCATCAAGTGAATTGGGTTGACCAATCTAAGTCTGCGACTCCCAGCCTCACGAACCAATGCACTACCAGACACCATACCACGGTATTCGCCACAGCAAGAGACAAGCCCCCCAGATGGCCCATCGTTGCTTGGTATCTCCTCGTACCAATAGACACGCTCGCCACGTTTAAAATTCACTTGACCCCCCACCATTCGATGGCGTATTGGGTCGGATTATCGTTGAATGTTCTACCATGGCCAAGAATATTCCAAGCCCCGGCTTGGTTGCTCCTGACGATCTTCACCAACAGATACAACCACGAACCACCAGAAACTTCTGGATACCGTACTTCACCTGTGTTTGGGCAATGTAGAGCTACGTGCTCGTGTTGCGTCTGTAGTGTTTTGATTTGTTTTAGCACTGGCATTAACAGTGCGCGTTTGCCACGGCGTGTGGCTTCTAATTCCTTTGTCATTTCTAACTCCTTGGCGTCTAAACGCCATCAATGGTTCTATCGGTCATGCGACCGGGTGGCCCCACGATTGCTCATGGGGCGTACCGGTGGCACGATTACCGGAGTTTTTGGCCGAGATCGGTGAAGTGGATGATGTACTTGCCGAGGATGTCGCGATTATCCTCTGGAGACTCACCTTTTTCAATGAGACCCTTTTCAATGAGGGTAGAAATAACTGCGCCACCAACAAAAGGAGTTGGGAAAAGATCGCAGATCTGCTTAATACCGACGTCAGAGAATGTAGGTTCAGATTTTTTGTGACCGGCCATCTCGCTGATCAGATAACGCATTGCCTTGGCTTGGTTGGCGGTCAGTACGACACCATGGCCCATGTCAACACCACCCTTCTTTGGTTTCTTGGCTTTTGTAGGTTGTGCAGTTTTCGCGGCTTTAACAGCTTTCTTCTCTGCTGCCTTGAGCATTTTGGTGGTATCTTTACCAGCTACTGCAGCATCAAAAATTTCTTGATTCCATGCTGGTTCGATCTTGGTAACAGTGGCACCTTTGGTCGCCTTGAGTGCTTTTTTTATAGCCGATTTCTCGTTCTGTGCGGTGATCTCGATTGTCTTGGTTTCTTTGTCTGCAGTTTCCAGTGTTACTGCGAAATCCTTCATTTTAGTTGCTTTTTTCATTTTGTCCATCCTTTGGTGTCCTAACACCATCTTGTTTTAGTAGCCCGTCTAAACAGGCTCTGTAACCACCCTACAACAGCCACACGTCGTGTCAAGCAGATCGCGGGTTCTTGCGTGACAAGTGCGGGCATGCACCCAACCTTGCCTTGGCGTAGTTACAGTTGGCACACAGTATCTGGTATCTGTCTTTAGGGAACCCCTGCTTTATGATGTAGCTATATATCTCTCTCGCCACTGTTCCGTTGCGCCTCTCTTGTGCCCCATCATTGTGTATGTGGTCTACCTGCAAGAATGCTTCGTGCTTCTCGCCACAACAAGCACATTTGCCACCATATTCAGCCAACACTAATTTGCGTCGACCAGCTCTTAATTCTCTGGCACGGGCAGCAACGGCACCATTGCTATTTTCTCTGCGTTCCTTTTCTTTGGCGAGTCTGTGTTTGCGATTTTTTGCTTGCCACTTAGCTATGTGGACCTTGTTGTATTCATATCTAGCTCTGACTTTGGCCAGTCGCTCTTCTTCTGTCAGTTGTTTCTTCATGATGTTAAGTAAACTTGTCAAGCAGATCGCAACCCTCAGAAGACACGGCAGAGTGATACTCTGTCCGACAGTGGTGGAAATTCCTGTTCTTCGGCCCACCAGACGCCAGAAATCTCCTCGTGCATTGGGTATTCGAAATATGTGATAAAGCGAATGGACTGAGCAACAATCCTACCCGGCTTGGAGTAGACGCAGTGGGCATCGACACGGGCCGATGGGTAGCGTAGCCATGGCTTCTCGAACAGGTACATACGATAAATGCCGTTCACACAATGTTCTGTTGGTTCGTATAGCTCACAGGTTCTCGGTGTGCGCAATACAAGTAAGATGGCTACATATATAGCCGCCAGTAATGTGCACCAAATGGCGGTTTTCATTTGGACTCCGGGTAGCGGGTCAATACTACACCACCAATCCCGCATGAACCATCGTCTGTGGTACCCACTACTGCTGATGCTGGTATCAAAACACCAATTTTCTCTACTTCCTGCATAGACAGATTCAGACCAACGATACCAAGAGAAAACCCCGCTATATACTCTGATTTGGCTACCGGCGTAACAAATCTTGGTTTGGTCTGTGAACCAGCAAATACAGCAACCAGCCAATCCTCTTTAAAAAATTTACCCACTATGACACTGAAACAGGCCATGGTAAAGTTGCTTGGGTTGGCGTTCCTTTTGGCAGCAACATAATATCTACCAACAACATAACCCAGCAATTTTGCTCGTTTCTTGGTGGTGAATTCTTCGATTGTCATACATCCTCCATTTGTTCTAAAAGCCATTTGTCGTAAAGACGACCTGCGCGTTGTTGCGTGTGCCATACATCAGCCCCGCCGATTTCCTCTATTTCAAAATTCGACAGCCCGGCTTCCATGTGCTTGCCTCTGCACCAAATCCAGAACGCCTGATTATCGAGGATGTGCGGGGGAATCGGGCGGCGGCCAACTTCATTGTGTTGAACTGCGTAGCCAAACATCCCACTACATAATCGCCATTCGCCGTAATACTTATTGTGCAAACGGATTTCATCCCCCTCTCTCCACCTATGCACCCCCGGCGTCAGCATANNCTGCGCGGATTTTTTCGAGTGTTGGTGCCATTAGTTTCTCCTTTACTGGAACCCGATTGCTCAGGCACCAGTAAAGAAGCCCGTGGTGTTGCCCACGGGCAGGATTTAGACAGACACGCTGTCAAGAGGAATCGGGAGTTTGACTTCGAGACCCTCGATAGCCAGCACACCACGATCATTCTTCGCTTTAACATTCATGTTGAATGTCAGCATGAAGAATTGGCCAGCCTCAACGAACACGACTTTTGGGTCATGGATGTTGGCCGACACATCAGATTTTACATGCTTGAGCATGTCACGGCGGGCTTGCTTGACTTCTGCGCGTGTTGGGCCTTTCGGTGCCTTTACTTTGTCAGATTTCTCCTTCTTAGCCCGTGGTTTACGTTCTTTTGCCATTGTTATTTCTCCTTGAGCTAATGCTCACACAGCGCCCCATTAGAGCGCTGAATCAGTATTAGATTCCGTATGCTGCCTTGAATTCGTCGCGAGAGAAGAACTTGCGTGAACCAACACGGAAGTAGATTTCACCATTCTTTTGTTTGTATGTGTAATGGTCTGTGTTGGTTAGATTACCCTGCAGCCCCTTATCTGCCATTTTTAACAGGGCAGTGGCAAGGATAGAATTGCCACGACTGCTGACTTTAGCCATGCGCTCAGCCATTTTGGCTGGTTTGCGGCATGCCGGGCATTTCAGCATGTAGGGGTTGAAAACCGAACGTTCGAAAGATTTACTGCATTCTGAACAGGTAGTGGTAACCGTTTTATTGCTCATACCGTACTATCGGTGATGAGTAGTGGGTGGTATAGTTATGGGGTTATTGCTGCGATGACTTTCTGTTTGGCTCTGCGCCACATCAGGAACCCAACACCAATGAGAAGAATAGAACCCAAAATAGACGCAGCAACCACAAGCCCGTCCAACACACCAGCTTTTTTATTAGACTTTGCGAGTTGTTCGCCTTGGTGTCTGAGCATGTCTTCGAGGGCTTGTTCTCTTTTGATATGTCGTTGTATTTCTGAGGATTGTTCTTTAGTAATCGCCACACCAGATTGCATAGTTCTAACCACGGCTGCTTTGTCTCGGGCTGGCATATTGGATGCCTTGACTGCTTCGAGGGCTGATTTTGTCTGTTGTTCATATGCTGCTACACCTGCTGGTGTGGTGTGTGGTGTCGTGGCGCAATGAAAAATACCACACAACAACAGACAAACGAAAATGAAGAATACTCTACGCATCTTTATTTGGCCGTTGTTGTGTGGCCTGAGTATCAGGAGCTTGCGACGACTGAGTGTTATTATTGCGTATCTTCGACACCAAACCGCGCAATGGTGTATCCATGAATAGGGCACCAACCACAAAGAGAAGCCAAATACTGTCGAATTTAAAACCGACCCCCTCTATGGTGTTGCACGTGTACATGGTACCGACCACTTCTGGTGACATGTATGACATAGCAATGAATGTTGTTGCTATGGCAACAAGAATTAGCCCAAGGATGTTCCATGGGCGTGAAAACCACGAAGATTTTTTGTGTGGGAATGGGTTAGCCATTCCGGGTTGTTTGTTTTCCATATGACTAAATAAACGCACTATTTCTTGCCCGGCCAGCTGACCGGAATCATGGTCACTATGTTGTCTCTGGTAGTCCACTTGGACAGGGCATATGACACACCTTCACCATTGGTTTTTGAGCCATAGGGGAATGTGCCAAATGGGTCATTAACAGAGAAATATCGACCGCTCTTGTCTTCGAACACACCACGGCCAAGCACTATGTGGCCGAAAGATGTTAATGCTTTGGCTGTGGACATCATCCAAGGCGTGACCAGAGAACCAGCCACGACGCGGTTGTATAATGGCTCTACTTTAGTAAAGCCGACTTCGCATACCAACCCCAATTTTTGTTTGCCATACCAAGCCAAGAAATGAAAATCCTCACGCAATGCTTCAAACCCGAGATTGGCAAGATACCGGTTGCCTGTGTCCTTGGCAGACTGCTTTGCGTATTCGCGCCAGTTGCGTTGTACATCCTCAAGTAAAACATCTTCCCACCCGCGCGGTATTTTGTATGTCGCCCCATACTCAGGCAACATAAGTGACTGTGCCAACATTGAAAAACTGGTTGCGGCACAGGTCACGCCGGGTGCTATTTTGTTATTACGCTGTGTTTCATAGATGGCTGGGAAGAATATTGATACCAGATTCTGTACTGCCTGTTTTGCTATGTCTTCGATTGGCGGTACCCAACTTGTATTTGTATTTTGCTGTTTGCGTTTAAACAGACTCATGACGAAAGTAAATAGCATTTTTAATGTGTCGAGTAATTGTTGGTTCATATGTCACTCCTTTTCTTCAATAGGTCTATTATATGGCCGAAACTGTCGAGTTGACCACTCACATATTCTGCGGTCTTGCTTATCGACATCATTTCTTTGCGCATTTCTATGCTTGATTTGTCTGCGTCGGATATCCTACGATGTACTTCGAGTAGTTCATCACGCATCGCTTTTTCCATGCGCGTTAACTCGCCAAGGATTGCCTGTTTCCTTGAAGCATTATCCTTTTTGATATCTTCTATAGCAGAAGCAATCAAAGCTATCTGATGTTTCTGGTCAGCTTCTTTATGGGATCTATCCCACAGAGCTTTCGCAGCGTCGATGACACGCCCCAACACAACAGAAGCCAAAGTTGAAATACCGATTACTTGAGCAAGTTCAACGCTCATACAATACCGCCCAAATTGTGGTTATATATATATCGTATTATTTTGTACATTGTCAATACTTTATGCAATACAGCAGCGACATTGACGCTGGTTTTGTCTCGTTGCCTGTGCGCGGTGTGCCGTTGGTGCCGTCAGTAATAGGCCCGGCGATCTTGGTATTATAGTCGACCGTGAAAGGCCCCGATCCAATAAAGCTGCTCCCTCCCGGCAACGTGACAAAAGGTTGATTTGTTCCCGACACGCCGTGAAAATGCCCCTGCATCGAGTCGTTACT